AACATGAAAAAATTGTTGCGACCCACCAAACGCATTCCTGGCATCAGTTGATGTGAACTGCCACTGTCTGATTGTGGCGGCATCTTTCTTGAGTGCCATGCTAAATGTTCCCGCTGGCATGTTGTGAAAGTAAAGCCATGGTTTCACCGCCAAAAGCCTGATCGTGGTTTCAACCGTGAGAGGCTGGACCAATGTTGTGATCAGCTCCTCAACGGCGAGTCTGGTCATGTTGCCTCTGTGAAGTTCAGAGTGATGTTCCAATAATTGCCAGGGACCAATTGCATGGTGGGCTGGTCTTCCATGTAGAACATTCCACCAAGGCGGTCAGGATCATTCAGACCATCAATGCCATCAAAGTTGATAAACAGCGGAATGGTCACTGAGTTATAGTCGATGAACTCAAGGACCTGATCGAACTCATCTTTGGTCATCGTGTTGATTGATGCGCTGAAACCTTTTTGAGTCACCACCTCATCAAAGAATCTTTGGAAATAACGGTTGAGAGATTCGGCGGCGCGGTTAGTCTGACGGTATGTGATCGGATAGGTGAAACAGTTATCCACCATTTCAATCTTTTCCCCAATGAAAACCTTGCTGAGTTCTACTGTGCCAGAGGCAATTGAAAGCGAGACACGCGCAAATCTGTAAACTTCAGTGGATGGAAGAATACTCTTGGCAAGACCTTCATCAGCATTGATTGTCATGGCAACAGAGACAGGTGGCGAAACCCATGAATCTGATGTGTTGAGTTGAAACGTCGCTGATGTGAAACCCAACTCTCTGAGCTTGGCATCAACAATTAAACAGCCGTCAACAGGGACCGGATCAAGAAAGTCAAAGACCACCACAAGCGTGTTCGTGGTTGATCTCACCACCTTAGTGCGCCGGTCATCCTTGAGGTTCGTGAGTGGAAACTGAGCGTCCACGTTGGGCGCTGTGATGTTCGCAAGCTTGACCTGGTTGAAAGCATAGAATTGAACGCTCATGCTAATTTCATTCCTTGTCCAAGCTGATCACGCACCGCTCGGAATACTTCACGGCCATCAATTGAAACAACGATAGGCTGTGCCTTGATTGTCTCAATCAGTTTGTCCATGTTGCCGCCAGAGCGCGAACCGCCATCATTGAGTTGTTTGAACATTGATTCTTGTTGATTTCTTGTGAGGATCATTTCACCTGAGTTGACGTTGACGCCAACCTTGTCACCTGTGAATGAACCACCGCCCACGATGCCACCAGTGGCAAACTTTTGAGAGGTGATGTTTCTGACAGCGGCAAAGCCTTGAGCGCCAGCAAGAGCGGCGGCGGCAAGACCGGCGGGAATGAATGGCTTGGTTGCCAATGCGTTCGTGATTGCCTGGTAAGTTGAAACCAATGCGTTTGCGATTGCCAGCGCCTGACCCTCTTTTGAGTTCTGCTTTGCCAGCAAGATACCAGCTTGCAAGAACTGTGATGTTGCTGTGAGGTTCTGGTTGAGTTGTGCGCGTCGCGCTTGCTCAAGTGCTTGCTCATCAGTGAGTTGTTTTTTCTTCAACGCAATTGATGTCTGTGCAGCAATCTTTGCCATGGTCTGTTCACGCTGAACTGAGTCAGTCATGAGTCTGGCTTTTGCCTCCTCGGCTTGCGCCTGGATCAACAGCTTTTGTGTCTCAACGTCTTGGAGCTTTTGAATCTCTTCAATGTTGAACTGGTCCTCTTGCAATACCCTTTGCGCCCTGAGTTCATCGTTCTGCAAAATGGCTTGCTGATTGATAGCATCAAGTTCAACTTGCAGATTGCGTCTAGCATCAAGCACCTGTTGGGCAACTTGATTTTCAGCATCAGGATCAAGACCCAGCTTTGATTTTACTTGTGGCGCTTGGACGGCCGACTCAGCGGCAAAGGCTGTGATCTCACCGCGAATGTTTTTTAAGCCATCAGCGAAAGCGCCAAGCGATGTTTGTTCTGTGAGCGCATCATTGAAACCTTTCACATCAGCAGCGGCAACTTTAAACAGACCATCAGCAAGTGACCTGAGTGGGTTCGTGACCCGCTCAAACAACTCACCAACAACTGGCAACTGTGAACCAAGGCTGATGAATGCGTCTAGCAGATCAGCGATGCCACCCACGATGCCAGCAACCGCGCCATCAACAATTAAGAACAGTCCATTCCATGCCACCCTGAATCCACGAACAGTCACATCAGCGATCTCAAGCAATGCCTCAAAGGCTGAGATTGAACCGATGATTGCGTTCTGCACGAGCGATCCAAAGCTTTGCTTGGAAACTGTCTCATTGAGGCTTATGAATGCTTTTGAGATTGAGTTGACCAGACCGATGACAGCTGGTGATCTTGTGATGGCCGTGCCAAAGGTCTCAAGCAACTCGCCATAGTTGTTGTTTAATTGAGTGACCGCACCGGCAAAGGTTCTTGTTTTGCCTGATGCTGCACCCTGGAAACCCTCAAGCGCCTTGAGCGTGTTGGCAAACGATTCAGTGTCAGTGGTGCCTTTTCTGATCTCAATACCGTAGCGCCCGAACGCCTCAGTGTTTCCATTTGCCGCTTTTGCAATGAGCTTGGTGGCAGTTTGCAGATCGACATTGAGAACCGTGGCAAGATCGGCCGATGCTTGCGTTGCTACCTTGAGACCGTTGCCATCAAGGTTGGTGAGTGATGCAAGGAATGCAATGGACTGTTGTGCTGCATCGTCACTGAATGATGATGTTCTTTGAAGCTGTGTTGAAAATTCCTCAAGTGACTTTGAAAGCTGAGGTGTGAAAATGCCAGCGCGTGACAGCGCCTGGTTCATGTTGTTGAGTGCAACGTCAGCTTCACTTGCTGCGCTTACTGCCTCGCCAACTGTGTCCTTGAAAAATCTGAAAGCTGATGCAACGCCAGAGACAATGAGTTCCCCGGCCTTGAACGCAGCAAGACCGGCAAGGGTTCCCTTGAATGTTTCAAGTCCTTGCTGACCTAGTTTGAAACTGCCTTGTAGTGACTTACCAAATGACGCAAAAGATTTCTCAACATTCTTGAGGTCTTTTTCAAGTGGCTTGGTGTCCACGCCAATAGGAACTTCAATCTGATTCTCAGCCACGCTTTCCCCTCTTGGCTTGGGCCATCTGTTGTTCTTGCCTGTTCTTTTTGTCCTCAAGAATCAAAGACTCAATGAGGTCAAAGCACTCAATCAGCTTGGCAGGTTGGTCCATCAGCCCACCTGGAAATGGTAACAGTCCCCTCTCAAAATGCCTATAGCTTGAAATGAGTTCTTGATAAGCGCCATTCCACATGTTCGCAGGACAGCGATCCCAAAAATAGGTGCGCTTGTAGTGGAACACGTCAGCCGTCGCAGCAACCGAACAACCCATTCTTGAATCCCTTACCTGTTGAGTCAGGCGCTTGATGCACTTACTGCACTTGAGCTTTTCATCATGAATCACCATGAAGGTTGAAATCATGGTGGCCATCTCATCATGGTCCAGAATGCTCACCTGCTGAATACAGCCGAGCAACCAGTCCAACAGGTTTAGGATTTTTTTGAGAGGTCGATTTCCTTTCCATTCACCTTGAGCTTGTAGCCTTTGGTCTCTTTAAGAACACCAAGAGCGATGTTTGCCGTCTGCTCAAGCAAGCCAGTCTGGGCAAGTGCGCTGACCAGTTCGGCCGCGCAATCATCAGTGAGGTTTCCGTTTGAGTCTTTGGTCAGTGAGTATTTTTCACCATCAAATGTGTCGATGCCATCAATCTCTTTGACACAGTATTTCACCGTGAGGTGTGCCTGTCTTGTCAGGTCAGTTTGTTCCTTGCCTGCCACCACGCCGATGGTTGACATGATCTCAACTTTTTGACCCTGTGAGAGTGGCGAGATGGTTGCAGTAACGCCTTGGGCGCTGACCGAAACCTTGTCGGTTGTCCGTAGAATTTTCATGTGAATGTCCTCCTGAAACTATCATGCACAAAAAGACCAAGTGACGCAAGCAGGGAGGTTCCACCTGCGCCACCTGACCCTGGTTTCACTTTTTAGATGAACGCCAGGAACACAGAATCACCGCCGTCTTTTCTGTATGATTTGAACTCAAGAGAGTCAGTCAAAATTCCATCCGCATCAGCAATCTCAAGGTTTGTGATCTTTGATTGAGGAATCCAGAAAGCCACCACGTTTTGAATCTCGCCTGGGTTTGTCCCTGGGTTTGAAGCATAACCAAACACAGACACGTCATCATTGTCGTTGAACTTTGAGAACAGGTCCACGTTGTCATCCTGCATGTAGGGGTTGATTGACCCTGTGACTTGGAAACGTGTGAAGCGTGATCCCACTTTTCCGCTCGGCGCACAAGCTGACTGAATGTCTGTCTTGGTGTTCTCAAGCGAAAGGCTAAATTCAGGATACTGGACCTTGTCACCGTTCAGCCAAATGCAAGCTGACAAAGCAACCGGCGGTTGTGGTTCAGCCGAAAAGTCTGGTGAGTAGGTTGGTGCGTCAACAGAACGGCTGAGGTCAAGACCTTCACAAGTGAAGTTGAAACCAGGAATCTGGCCAGTGGTCCAGTTCTGCAACTCACCGCTGATGGCGCGAACGCCACGCGCTTGGTCTTCAATCTCACCACCAAGGTAAGTGGTAACTGAGAATGTTGGAGCGCCTTCCTCGTGATAGTACTTTGTGACCTTTTCGATCACAGCCGAGTTCGACACTGATTCGAGAGGAATCTGTAAAGTGATGGTTGCCGATCCTGGTGTTGTGTTCACTGATGCGATTGGGCGAACTTGCCAAGCGCCAGTGACCTTGACCAAAATCACGTCGTTCTTGGCGTACTTTGACACATCAGCATCCTGAACGTGCAGCACAGAAAGGGTGTTCCCGCTTGCCTTGGTTGTTGATGGTGTAGCAATGACTTTCTTGCCGCCCAGGAGGGACTTATAAAGCACGTCAGACAAAGGTGCGCCACCAGCAACGGCACCAGCTTTGAACTCAACAGGAACGTCGCCAGACACGTTTGGCAAGCCTGGGCGCGATGCCTCAACCTCAACCGTGTCACTCAGGACGTTGCGCTCAATTTCCTCACGAGTGTATTGAAACCCGCCAAAGTCCTCAAGGACTTCAACAGCGTCAGCGGCGCTTGCCGGTGCAACATAGACACCCTCTGACGGTTCCTCTTTTAAGAACACACTGGTTCTGCCTTTCACTAATCCAAAATTGGCCATGAATCCCCCTTAAATAATTGCTGTTCGGTATTTCACCGTGAAGGTGATCACAAGCCCAACAGTGTTGTTTTCATTGTCGATTGCTGGTTCCGATATATCAACCACCGAAACCAAGAGAACTTGACCTGGATCAATGTCCAGGCGACGCAAGAATGTTGAGCGCCAGACCACCTCACCATCAGAGAACATGGTCATGATCTGTGTGTCCAGATCAGAGTCCTTTGTTCCTGCCTGACCTTTCCAGGTCCTCATCAACTCAACCTCAAAGGACTGGTCAATGGTGATGGCGTTGTTGGTGCCAGACACGTTTGAACCGGCAACAGCGCGAACAGCAAAGACGGGTTTCTTAGTGGTGTTCTTGGTCATCTCCCACTGAAACTTGGCCTGCTCATAACCTGGCAACAATGTGGCAAGTGAGGCAAGCAATGCTGTGACGATCTGTTGAACTGAGTTCATAGGCGTTGCACTGTCATGATGTTGATGGCCGTTTTCTCAGCAGGCTCCTCTTTGCCGTCATCGTTTGAATCCAGAGAGAGGAAAGCCAGGCTGATCTTTTCGCCGTATTTTGCTAGATAGTCCTGGTGCTTTTGATAGAACTTGTCATCAGTGGCATCAGAGCGCCATTGCATGATCTTTGAAAGCACAAGGAACTTTGACGCTTCACGCACCTCTGTGAAGTCCAGCAGGTCCCATTGGTCAATCAGCTTGGGATTGCTTGTCCCGATGAACTTACCCTGGTTCCTGAAATGGGTGATGATGTCCTTACGCGCTGCCTGGTGGAAGTTGATGAATGAGACCTGACCCTCAGGCAAGAGATCGCTGATTCCAGGGAACTCTTCACTGAGGTCATCGTCATTTGAAAAGACCAAGTTGATCCCTTCAAATTCGATTGTGGTCGGATTGTTCGCTGATGATTCAAGTTGAAGCTTGTACCAAAAGAGAGACTTTCCATGCAGGGTTGTTTTTGTTTCATTGGTGAGGTTGCGTTGCCATTTAAGCCAGCCTGACCGCTTAAGGTCTTTGGTGGTGTCAACTGCCTCTGTGATCTGAGCAAACGCTGATCCGTTGAAGTACTTAATCGAAAAGTTCTTTGCAACGGTGTTGGCAAGAATCTCAATCCAGATTGCATTGATCGGCTTGTAGTAACCAAGGTCAAGAGCGCCACCAACTGGAATTATGATCTGCAATGAATCACTCGTGAATGATTCCATGTCTTGTGAAATGTTTTCAGCGTCAGCGTAAATCTCAAGCATGGTTCACCCTTTACTTTTCAATGGTAAGGCGCTCATTGTTGATTGTCGATTTCTTTGATGAACCATGGGAGTGGTGCAGAAAAACAAACGTCATTCATCAACCTTTGTGAGTTCCAAGAATTTGATTCTGTTTCTGTTCTTGGTCATCACCTCAAGGGAACCCAGATGGTTGAAATAGCCTGTGTGATAGTACGTCTTTCCAAGTCTTGTGGCTTTGACGGAAAGCTTCAAAGTAACATCACCCTGAATTGAAGGGAGTTCGCTCGCGCTAAAATCAATCACGGTGCCATTGGCGGTTGCCGCACCTGTCTTTGTTGCCACGAGTGTCTGGTTCCATGAATTGCCCTGAGCAATTGAGTACACTGTGACCTCGCATGTCCCGATGGCTTTGTTGCTCAGGTCATCATTGAGGTTCGCAAGCACACTTATACCGTTGAAATTCTCCTCATCAAACTTTGCCCAGACATCAAGATTGATTGCTCTGGGAACATTTCTTTGAATGTAAGAAACGCATGAATTTGAGTTGGTCCTTACGTTCCCAACGCCATCCTTGAGAATCACATTGGTTCGGTTTGTGTGTCTTATTTTCCTCACTATTGACCCACCACAATCCCTGAAACACCGACACGAGAAACACCATCAGCAACTACTGAAATTTCAGCCGTGTAATAGTTCAGGTCAAAAATGTTTGATGCTGATGCGGGTGCCATAGCGAACAGGCCCTGAGCGTTTGCCGTGATTCCAGTTTGTGAAATCCCAACAGTTGCGCCCAATCTGTCACGCACAGTGATAGATGCCGTGCCAAGTGCAGACGTGATCTTTTCGCCATTCTTGATGACCCAGAATGAACCCTCAAGCTGGTTGATTGCGCTGATGCTAAACACTGAGCAAACCTCATAGACCGGTCCAGCCTCTGGATAGGTCACAGGCAGATTGTAGGTGATGCTGATGCCATCAACAGGAATGGTCACCTTGACCGTGTAATAGGTGTTGTCCAAGCTCAGATTGCTAGGGACAGGCGTGATCTCATAGAACCCTTGCGCGTCAGCAGATATTCCGGTCTCACTCATTCCTGAAACTAAGTTTCCTGAACTGTCGTAAATTGCATAAGAGGCAAGCCCAAGGCGACCTGGATCATTGATGGTCCCCTCAAGGTCAGTGACCCAGAATGACGCAATCAGTTCGCTTGATGTATTGACCGCGAACACACCAGAGATTTGTGCTGATGTGATGCCAAGGATGCCGGATGATGTCTGTGACAATGAAATTGTGTTGGCGTCCCTGTTGCCAACCCCGTCAACCGCTCTGACCCCGACATGGTAAGTTGTGCCAGATTGCAAAAGTGAACCACCAGGCATAGTGAACAAATCTGCCTGAACCTGTGTTGTCACAATGGCGATGTTTGACGGATTGAACAGGTCAGAGTTTACTTT